ATCGCTCTTCCTCCTTCTCGCGTGGGTCGTCGCTATCGAGGTCGTAGCAGGGCATCTCGCCGTTGTAGCAGCCAAAGATCCCATTGATGCGGCCTCGCAGCCGACAGAATTGCACCTTTGTGGGCGTGTCTGGATCGTCTACCCATCTGGGACCCCGCACCCAGTAGCGCACCTCCGGGTAGTGGGGTGCTGCCGTGGTCAGTGTGCAGTCGGTGTACTTACCCTCAGTGTAATCGAGGTGGATGCAGGGGCGCATCACTGTTTCTTCCTTATCGCCCTGGACAACCACTGTCGTCCAGCCATCATAGGCGTGCTCTAAGCCAGTCGCACGAGTCACAGTGGTACTCTGACATCCAGTCGTCAATCGCGTCTGCGTCGAAGCACCCTCTGCACACTAGCAGCTCGCCATCTATGCGTGGGAAGGCATGCGGTTTGTCTCCATGAGTCCAGCTCGCTTCGCACGGCATGACACGATACACCCACCCATAAACGGGGATGGACTCAGCACAGATTGAGCAGTGTAGCAGCGCCGGGGTCGGGTCTTTGATGGTGGTCGGGTCCATTACTTACCTGCCTTCTGGGGCTTCGCGCCCTTGTGTGTCCCCTTGTGGGCTCCCTTGCGCACCTTCACCCAGCGCTTCTTTGCTGCCTGAGAGATAGCGGCGCGACCCTTGTTGGAGAGGCGACGAGCTGAGAGGTGGAATTTTTTGCGGCCCACTTTGCGCGCCGAGCCCTTCCCACTGATGGCGGCTATGGCCTTTTGGACCGTGGCGAGCTGAGCCTTGAGGGAGGTCTCTTCGGTGTGCAGGCCCTTGATGGCTGCGTTGATGTGTCGAGAGGTTGTGGTGGTCATTTTTTGATCTCCAGTTCGAGGGCTGAGGTTTTGGGGGGTTCAGAACGGAGGCTGAATTTTTTCAGCCATTGAGAGAGGGCCGAGCTTTTCGACGGTCGATCGCACAGGTAGGTCTTCGACGGCCCAGCAGAAGCGACACACCCTGAAGCCGTCCGCGTTGATCCAGCGCAGGCGACGGGGGGCGCCATTGGATCGGTCACAGCTAGGCCGGCAAGTGCGCCAGTGGCGCCAAGCGAGCTGCAGTCGAGTCATGGTCAGTGACAAGGTGTTTCCTTTCGATTGAGTGAGAAATCGACGTGGTTTTCGAGCCAAGCGACGATACAGTTATGGCACGGACACGTCGGGTCGGTAGCGTACCCTACCCCTCGCTAGGGTAGTGGCGCGCTCAGTGATCGTGAGGGAAATACCAAGCCCCGAGGGTCGCGATCACAACAAGGCCGACAATCAGGACGAGCACGTCAAGATGCACAGTAGGGTCCTTTCGGCTGAGAGGCTGGGCCCCACTCTCACCCGGCTCCCCAGGGATGGGAGCGAACCACCCGGGGCGGCACGCGGTGAGAGTGGGGCGGATGGGCGTCAAGGCGAAGAGGCCGGGTCGGGAGTCTCAGCGGGCAGCGTGAAGCTGGGCTCGGCCATCGGGTGTAGATGAACGAATAGGTACCCGTCATTACTATCGGTGAGGTACCACGTGCCATCCCATTCCAGTTTTCGGCACAGGGCTATGGCGGCGGCGCGGTGGTTTGTATACGTGTTCCACTCGGGGCGCCATTGGAGGGTGACGCTGCGCCCCGATATGGTAGTCGCCTTGACCCGCGACCCGCGGTCGTTCGTGGGTCCGAGGTATTTGGTGCGAATGGTTCGCATGATTTAGCACTCCTCGTAGGTAGTAAGGGAGTCCCATGCCGGCAGCTCGAAGCGTGCCCAGTCTTCGAGGCCGATGTTTCGCTGTCGCCGCCACTGGATCTCCCGCGTGAAGCAAGCCCGGCATAGCAGTACGTTGCCGTCGCTGCCCGTCGGTAGGGTGCGGATCGTGCCGGGATTGTGAGGTCAGCTGCCGTCGCAGTCGTATCGGTTCGTCATGGCGCCCCCTACGCGAATGGATCGGAGTCCGTCAATTCATCCCCGTACACTGCGCAGAGCCGCTGTTCGGGTATTGTGCGGACGAGGTACACTACCTCGCGCGCAGGGTACTTCGGATCCTTCCCGAGCATCTCCACGATTTCGCACAATCCGCCGTGACCGAAAGGCGTGACGAAATACATGTGTTTGCCAGCTTGCCATACCATGATTGCTTGCTCCCACTGTGAGTGAGCGACCCTGCGCTCAAACCTCAGACCGCCCTCGGGGCATGGTCTGAGGGTTCAATGCAGGGTCAGAATAGACGTGGTTCATTCCGCGCGCGTCGGGTGTAGTGCGCGGCCCAAGCTCGGGCTTCCTCCCACTCGTGACGTGGCAGGAGCTTGGAGGCGCGATCGGTGCCTGGTCGCCACTGGATGCGGGACAGAAGCCTGTAGCCCCGGGACCACTGGCCACAGTGCTGGCGCGCGCACACGTAGGCTAGGCCGATGCGGCGGTCACTCATCGTTCGTTCCTTCCGCCGCGCCGTCGCACGGTTCACAGATTTCGTCCTCGTGCGCGCCGTGCGCGTATGACATTTCGGAGCCGGCGGCCCACGCGCGGGAACGGAAACCGCGTAGTGCGGCGATTGCATGCCCGCGGTGCGCGTACTCGCCGACCACGTCGCGAAGGTCGCCTGTGTGTGTCGCAGTGGTCCAGATAATCCAGCGCATGGCCTATTCCTCTCTTGCGAGGGCGAGGGCTGCGCGGGCTGCCGCGTTGACGCGCCTTCGCGCCACAGTCGACGAGTCAGAGCGCAGCGGCAAGCTCTCAAGGAGCGACACAGCATCCCGCAGTGCATCGACGAGTGCAGCGTGCGCGTTGACGGCGCAGACAATGTAGGCGGCGTTTGCACGTGCTGTGTCCGGGTCGGTCAGCTCACTCATTGTTCGTTCCTTCCTGTGATTCGCGCTTAACCTGCGCGACGCTTACGACTTCCCATTGGTCAGTTAGCCAACCACGCCGCTCTAGGTCGCTCTGCGCATACTTGGCTAATATCCATTTGGCGGCGCCAGCGAGTTCGTCGGTCACGTAGCACGCGAACCGACCATTGTTTGCGCCGCGCGGCGTGCCGCGGATCACGAACATCCTCTCGTCCGCCGCACTGTCGCACAGTGCGCAGGTTTCCTCGTCGCTGGCGCCGTGCGGACATAGGCCCGAGGATTCGCGGCAGTCCGCTAGCGCTTCGGCTTCGATCTCGAAGGGTCCGGACGGGTCCCCGTCGGGCAGGCAGCCGGGGAAGCACGCTTGCCAGTACCATCCGGGCTCCGGAAAGTCGCCAGCATCTGCCTGTGCGGCCGTCTCCGCGATGTTTCCTGAGAGGTAGTACACTTCTACGCTCGGCAGCGCGTGCGGATCACTCTCGCGTCGGGGGTCACTGTAGCCTTGACTCATGACTCATCCTCCTCTGCCCGCTGGCCGAGTGCCTGGCGGATCCCTGCGCGTGGATTACAGCGGCAAGGCCCGGGCGCATCCGGGCCATACCACACCACGTATTCGCAGATCGGGCAGTAGACGATTTCATTCTTCTTGCCTTGCATTGCCTCGTGTGCTCCCATCGGCCGTGTCGGCCAGACCCATAGCATAGCAAGGTACGTGCCATCGTGCCCCCTGGGGTAAGTGTGCGCCACTACACGGTGTAGGCGCAGGGGGTTGCCTGGTCACTGTGATGCTGTGGTCACGCCTATGCACCCCAGTACACCCAAGTGTACGCACATGCTGGTGATAGTGGCGCTGTGATGTACCTGTCACATGTGAGGCGCGCGTCACTGTGCATAGGTAGCGCTAAGTGTGCGCCGTTGCTCACGAAAGTGGGCGCTTCCCAGGATGCTCGCAGCGAGGCGATCGGTGGGTACCCCTTACCTACAGTGCGCCCCCTGGGGGATGTGTGTACCTGGGGCATCCTAGAGAGTGTAACTAAGTGTGCGAATGTGTTAGAGTTATCGGCTATGAAATGGTTTCAATGTGTTGCTTGCCACGTGAAGAAGCCTAAACCCTCGTTCGCAAACGAGAATTCCGAATTGGTGTGTTCTAGTTGTCGCTCCTTTGCCCGGGACGCGCAGCGGCAAACACTCAAACGTGACGCGCCCGACCCACTCGAAGTGGTGCGCCGTCGGCTCATCGACGGATACGGGGGCGCCTGTACGTGCTGCGGTGAGCGCGAGCTAGCCTTCCTGACCTTAGAGCACGTATTGGGCAATGGGGCGGCGCATCGTAAGCGCACGAAATGCACACGTGCCATGTATCTGGAGGTGATCGAGGCAGGCTTCCCTTCTGACTTCACGGTTTTGTGTATGAACTGCAATTGGGCCGGCCGTGGTGGTGCGCTCTGCCCCCATAAGCGGGCGAGGGGATGGGGGAGCATGGGGAAGCGGCCGGGGAAATCGACCAACGCGAAGCTAAGTGTGCGTAAAGGCAAGGGAAATAGCTGGCAAAGGTCGAATCCGTTATTCGGCAACAATCGCAGGTAAGCTACCGCGTTTGTTCAGCTATCCCCGAACCGTGGGGGCAAATATGGGGAAGCCCGGTGGTGGCGACGAGGTAGGGGCGGGATGGGCCGGTGAGCTAAGTGCGCGAAGTGCAAGCATAAAGCGTGCCAGAAGGTGTGGGATTCTCCCTCCTATATAATAATATATATATATAGATATTTAAGAGGGGACCACCGTCAAGATCTTGACACGTGCTCAGTTACTAGGCAGCTTTGCCTAGATTGTGAACACGAGTCAACGGGTCAAAACAACTCGGTCAACCAAACCACCTCGACAGCTACCGACCCACCGCGCCCGCCGACACCACCCTCTCGAAAACATCCCCATGCGACCACAATCGTCAATGATAACGAGGGGTTAGGTCTTCCCCCCTCAAGGTCCCCACGCTCCCCCACGCCCTCAGATACCTCAATGGGTTCGCACACTTAGCGCTCATCCCTCAAGGTCCCCACGCTCCCCCGCCAGGGTTGAGGCGATGGCACTCGAGCGCAAGCAAGACCCATGCCTAGGCACGCACCTTGCATCCCACTCGAGCGCGAGGGGACCCGGCACGAGGCTTGCAGGGCGCAGGTCGGTCAGGCTTGACCCCCTCAAATAGGGGACCCAAACGCAGGGCCCGTGGGTCCAAGGACTCGGTCCAACCTGTAGAGTGCGATTCCGTGGGTCCAACCACTCAACTACTTGGTGCGAATTAGTTTGCGCACCTCCGGGGCGAGTGTGTGCTATTACCTACGTGGCTTCGGTAGTGCGAGGCTTGGCGTTCACCCCAGTGCGAACAAACTTGCGCAGCTCTCTTGACAACCCACACGGGTGCGAACGATACTTCGCACCAGGGCGAGCGGGGTGCTCGCTCATTTCGCAAACACACCGAGTGAGATCAATCGACTCTCCTACGCGACCGAAGCCCCGGGAGGGAGCAGCAACCTCTGCAGAGCAGGATCCCCTCACTAAGCTGTTCGCTACTCGCTGCTCCCTCCCCTCGACCACGAGTCTCTTACATGAGCGACGTTGAGCACGCCTTCCCGCACCTCACCAGACCACTGGCCAAGGCCCTCAGCGCAGTACCCATCGCTCCGTACGTTCCACACGCACGCGACCACCTCAGCGACTTCCCTCTCTACTCATCCCGAGTGCTCAGTCGCCTACACGCGGGCCGCACCCAGTACGGCGACGCCTCCTTCACGCGCGATCCCAGTGAGCTAGCCGGTGAGATCGAATCTGAGCTTCTCGATCTCATGGGTTGGGGCTTCATCCTTTGGACGCGCCTTCGCGAGCTGCACCCAGCGCTAGGGGTCGCACCCGAACCTCAACGAGAAGGTTGACCACCGTGGGCTTCCTCCAGAACGTCAAGCTCGCCATCCACGTCGAACAGCTCCCTACCACAGGACACATCCAGTTCCGCATCGTCTTCCTTGGTGACGGCGAGGTGGTGCGCGTCGAGTGTGCCCAACAGCTCCCACCTGAGTTCCTGAGCGCCTGCCTTCTCGCCCTCAACGACACCATCCGCCAGCACATGCGCTCAACTGACCTGCCCTCGCGAGCGCTCATCGATGTGATGGCCCGAGAGCGGCCGTCGTGAGCGTCGACGACTTCGGCACACCGCGTGAGCTGCTCGGGCCCACAATCCCGCCGCCCACAGCTACCACGCCACCGGTTCTTGCTTATTCACGCAGTGGCCGTCGGCCTGGTGTGCCTGCACCTACCCACTCCCAATGGGACGCCTTCCTGGAGGCTCTCAGCGTCTCCGGCAACCAAGCCAGCGCCGCACGAATCGCTGGCGTTGGCTACATGACCGTCCAGATGCGCAAGCGCAGCGATCCAGACTTCGCCGAAGCAGTGGCCATCACCCTCGCCGAGTCGGGCCACGCACTCCTCGAAGTCGCTCGCCAGCGCGCCATCGACAAGTCCGACCCCCTCATGGCCAAGCTCCTCGATGCCTACCTCCCGGAGATGTTCGCCAAGACCCCTCCGCCATCTGCGCAGACCAACCCCGCGCTGCGCATTGAGCTGTCCATCGAAGACCGCAAAGCCCTAGCACCGATCAAGCGCCGGCTCTTGCTGGGCAGCGCACCTGGGTTCTACGACTACACCGACGAAGCCCTCGATGCAGAGTGGGCTGAGGCTCTTCCATCGACTGAGCCCACCACACCAGACTTCACCGACACAGGTCTGACGAGCGAGACCCCTCGTGGCTGACGAACCGAGAGCCTCCTTTCCAGACGAGCTAGCTCTCGTTGACGGCCAACCGTTCGTTCGCACCGACAACAAGGCCATGCGAGCCCGGTTCCCTTCAGTGAGCGGACCCATCAACGAGTCTGCACTGCTCGACCAACTCGCTGCGTCGGTCAGGTATACCAATCTCCGGGTCCAAATAGATGGCCGCCCCATCGATTTCTCTCGCTACCCATACCTTGTAGACCTCTACGACCTCCCGCTCACCAAGTCTCCCCTCGATGTGGTGGTCATCAAGGGAGCCCAGCTCGGCTTCACCTCCTGGCAAGTCCTCAAGGTCATCGACGGCGCCATCAACACCTACCAAAACCAAGTGGGCATCTACTTCCCCACCGAACCAGACGTCGTGAAGTTCTCGCGCACACGTTTCGCACGCCTCCTCAACCAAAATCCCGAGATCGCCAAGTTCATCAAGGAAACGAATAGCGCCTACATTCGCCAAATCGGTCGTGTGTTCGTCTTCTTCGCAGGCATGCGCTCACGCTCAGCCGCCAAATCCACTCCAAACGACCTCAATGTGTACGACGAACGCGACGAAATGGACGACGCGATGGTCGAACTAGCCGATCGGCGCCTCGATGGCTCCGACTTCAAGCACCGCATCGAGATCAGCACCCCGACCATCCCCGACTACGGCGTCCACAACACCTTCAACCACTCCACCAAGCACCATTGGCTCATTCGCTGCGAGGGCTGTGGGCACCGAACGTGCCTAGAGCTAGAGTTCCCACGCTGTCTAGTGCGCACAGTAGACGGGAAGGTGATTCGGGCGTGCATAAAGTGCGGTCGCGAGATCCACCCCTCCAATGGGAGGTGGCTCGCCATGCACCCCAAGGCCACCCGACTGGGCTTCTACATCTCCCAGCTCAACTCACCCACCGTGAGCCCCGGAGAGATCCTCGACGAGTACGAATTCAAGCAAACCGAGGGCCGGGACCTCACCGAGTTCTACAACAGCAGGCTCGGCCTCCCCTACGCGGCCATTGATGACGCCCTTGACGCCCCGATGATCCTCCGGTTGTGCAAAGGCTACCCCCGTGTGATCCGTGACCAGGGTCCCACCATCATGGGCGCCGACGTAGGGAAGCAAACCCACTGGATCGTCGGTGAGAAGACCACCGAAACGCACATCAAGGTCCTCAATTGGGGCACCTGCGAGACCATCGACGACCTCGGGCCTGATGTGATCGACAAGTTCGGCGTCCGAAGTGGTGTGATTGACCAAATGGCCGAATCCCACAAGGTTCGAGCCTTCTGTCAGGCGCAAAATGGCCTCTACGGCTGCTACTACTCTCACCAAATGAGAGATCACCTCGACTGGAACCACCGAGAGCGCGTCGTGACCTGTAATCGGACCGAAACGCTCGACCTCTCACACGCAATGATCGTCCGGGCCGAGATCGAGTTTCCCCGGGCCGACACAGACCTCCGTGAGCTACTCATCCCACAGCTCACCAACCTTGCGCGCGTCACTCGGATCAATCCCAACACCCAACGACCAGAAGCAAGATGGATCGTGCGCGGTGCGAAGCGCGATCACTGGCGACACGCGCTAAACTACCTCGTGATGGCCGGCGATCGAGTCTCGCCCTCCATCCAAGCCCACAGGTCCAGACTCTCTAAGGATAGTTTCACACGTTCGCGCTCGTGGATGAGCGCATAGGAGCCTTTATGACCACACACTCAGGCGGACAGATTCCCTCCATGCCCAATCGCAAAACCGGCTCACCGGCTCACAAAGGCAAGGGCCTCGGCACTATCCAAGAGCGCAACAGCCCTGGCCGACCCAATGCCAAGAAGTTCGGCCAGACCCACGTCACAGGTGACTCCTACGGTGGAGGCAGTGGGGGCGCACGCAAGCCCATCAAGCGCAAGTAAGCCCCGGCTCTGGCTACCCTCCTTTGCAGGAGTGATAGTTGAACCACCACCTCCTCAGATCGCAGCCGCACTATGATCGATCCAAACAGCCCTGACGACGAGAAGCTCGCCGACGCGCGTCGCATGTTCGACGACACTTGCGACACCTACCGCGAGTTCTACACCCGTGCCAAGGAAGACCTGGAGTTCGAATCTGGCGAACAGTGGAACACAGAAGACCTGGCCATCCTTCGCGAAGAGATGCGCCCACCACTGGTGTTCAACCTCCTCCAGTCCATCATCGACCACAACATCGGCACCCTTGAGGACGCCAAGAAAGCTCCTCGTGTCGTCGCCATCAGCCGCAACGACCGCTTCCTTGCTGACATCCTCAACGACCTCCTCGACCGCGAGAGGTATGAGATCAACCTCAGTGCCGACGAAATGGAAGCCGCCCACTGGGCTGCGATCACAGGTCTCGGTGGTGTGGCCATAGATGCCAACGAAGATCCCGAACGCGACGACTACATCCTCATCAGCGTGACCCCCCTGCCGCACAACGAGTTCAAATTCGACCCCAACGCTACCAAGCCAGACCTCAGCGACGCCGAGTACATGTTCCGCGACAAGTGGATGACCCAGAGCGAGTTCAAGCGCACGTACCCGAAGTTCGCCGACAAATGGGATGACCTTTTGGCGCAGCCCACATCTCAGAACGAGCTAGGCGGTCCCATCACCCCTCATAGCCCCACAGGGTTGCCACCCGACTACGAGACCCCCAGCGACGATTGGGGCGTGAACCGGGCCCGAGACGAGCTACGGGTGGTCCACATGGAGTACAAGGTCGCAGTCAAAGTCCGCAGGGCCCGCAACACCGACGACAACAGCATGATGGAGCTGACCGACACCGAAGTCGATGCTCTCAAGGACGACGGCGACTTCTCGGCCAAATTCAGCCTCGACCCAGTCTACAGGATGACCATCCAAACGCGGTGGTTCGAGTTCGCCGGCGCAAGCACCATCCTCTTCGACGAAGAGAGCCCGTTACCCATCCACGGTTACAGCGTCGTGCCCTTTCCGTGGCGCAGGGACAGACGATCCAAGACCTTCCAAGGCAAGATCCGCTCTCTCAAGGACCCCCAGCGCGAAATCAACAAGCGCTTCTCTCAAGAGATCCACCTCATCAACAGCATGGCTCAGCCAGGGACCGACGTCGAAACCGGTGCGAGTCCCATGGCTGACGCTGAGTTCGAGCGCGCCACCAAGACCCCTGGTGCAGTGCGGCGCTTCAACCAAGGTGGCTTGGAGAGGTCGCGCGAGCGCCCCATGCCTCAGTTCCCCGACAGCGTGGCCCGCGTCCACGAGAGCGCCATTCAACTGGTCCGGGTGATCTCGAACACGACCATGGACACCTTACTTGAGCCGAGGGGCATCCCCGAGGCTGCAGCAACTGCTCAGCTGCGCCACAGGCAATCGACGCTCGCCATGGTTCCCGTGATTCGCAACTACCAATCGTTCCAGAAGACCATCGCCCGACGCCTCCTCGAGATCGTCGTCGAGAGCTTCGGAGACCAACAGCTCGAAGACATGCTCTCCAACAGTGACCAATTCAGAGTCGATGGCGGAGTCGTAACCGAGATCGTCCCTGACGGCCAAGAGCCTCGCGTCGCATCGCTGCGTGACATCCGCACCCTTCGCTACAACGTCGAGTTGGTCACCACGGCCGAGTCTGAGAACTCCAATCAGCTCGTGCAGATGCAGTTCCTCGACACGGCCCAAGAGAAGGGCTTCCCTATTTCGCCTGAGGTGTATCTCGACATGATGCCCCTCCCGCGCGACCTCAAGGACCAGCTCAAGGAGTTCGCCGCACGCCAAGCCCAGGTTGGCCTCCAAATGGAGCAGGCCAAGGTCTCTCAGCTCCAGCAGCAGATCGCCCAAGCCACCCAAGCCGACCGCGACAAGAACATCGTGGACCTCGCGCGCCTCAAAGAAGAGCGCCGGCACAACTTCGCAGCCGAGATCACCCAAGCCGTATCGGTGGGCTTCGAGCACCAACGCGGCATGGCCAAGGTCATCGAAGCGGCCACTTCAGAGCAGCTCGGTATGATCCAAACAGTCATCGAAGTCGTTGCGCGCCAACAGGAAGCCAAGCTCGGCCGAGTCGAGCGTGGTCTCTCTAGTGGAGGAACTCTCAATGCCCAGTGATCCCGAAGACCTCAACCCACTTGACAACACCCTCATCGGTGATGGTCACGACGAACGCACTCAAGACCTTCTCAGAGAGGTCCAAGGTGACGAGACCGAACCCACCGACGAGACCGACGATGCTCAACAGTCAGAGGCCGATGCCAAAGCTCCCCAAGTTGATCTCACACGGCCCCTCACGGCGGCTGACCTGGAAGTCATGCGCACAGAGATGGCCTCAAAAGAGCAGGCCCTAGAGCGCAAGATCGCCAAGGTTCGTGAGCAACGGCGCCGAGCCAACCGCAGAGCCGAGGTGCTCGAAGGGCACGTTCGCGAACTGGTGGCCCGGACCCAAACCACCCCAGCCGCAGTGAGACTCGAACACGACGAGGAAGGCAACCCCATCCTCACCCGTGATGCGGTCACCAAGGCCATCGCTCAGGTCCAGCCCCAAAACACCCAAGCTCTGGAGAAGGCTCACGCAGCAGCAGCAGGGTATGTGGCCATGAAAGACTCCCTCATCGATGGGGACGACACCTACCAAGGGATCTTCACTCGACTTGAGGGCATCGCCAAGGAACTCCATGCCGCAGCACAAGCTGAAGGTGAGACGCTCTCCACTCCAGATGAGGTGGCTGACTTCATCGAGAGCAGCGACCTCGGTACAGAGCTGGGGGCCAAGTACCCCGAAGTGACCGACTGGGAAGAGTACGGCCGAGCCTTGACCTCGACGCGAGCGGCCCGCAAGCTTGCCGAGAAGATCCGCACCGCCACGAAGGCACCCCAGAACGGGTCTGGCAAGAATCATGCCCTCGCACCAGTTTCCGACTTGACAAGCTCCGTGCGAGACCGTATCCGTAACAAAGCCAATCAGACAGGTCGGTCTCGCTCCACAGGGGCTGAAACCGGCATCTCTCTCGAAGAGGCATCCAAGATGACTCCTGAGCAACTGCTGGCCCTCCCGCTTGAGAAGCGAGAGAAGGTCCGTGCAGCCGTCCGGCGAGGATTCCTAGCCTAGTCTCTCCAGGGCCCTACAGAGCCCCAATCTGTGCATGCCTGACGCTACCCCGACTGGCCGGGGCGAACCGGTGGACGTTCCACCGAGCGATCGACACCAAGTCATCGCCTTTCGCCCAACAACCACTAGGGGAACATCATGGCAGCTACAGAGTTCAGTACCTCGTCTCCTCAGGCCAGAAAGGTATGGTCCGACCAGACCTGGGCCGACGCCATCCACAAGACCGAGATCAATCGGTTCATGGGGAGTGGCGACAACGCCATCATCCGCAGGCTCACCGACCTTGAAAAGGGTCGCGGCGACCGCATCTACTACGACATCAGGCTTCAGCTCGATGACTGGGGCGTCGTAGGTAGTGATCGCCTCAAGGGGTCCGAGGACAGCCTCGCCTATGCCCAAGACAGTATTGGCCTCAATCAGCGCCGCATGGGCGTCTCGAACATGAGACTCTCTCAGCAGCGCACGGTCCACAACCTGCGCGACCATGCTCAGGAGGCCCTCACCGACAGGTTGGCCGACTACATCGACTACGCGATGTTCGCTCTGCTTGCAGGTAGGGTGCAGGACCGTCCAGCGGGTATCAGTGCGGCCCTCACCGCTGAGGGTCTCACTGTGCAGTCGTCTTCGGCAGACACTGGGCACTACTATGACCCCAATGCGGTGATCTCTCTTGCTCACGTCGATCGCTTGGTCGAAATGGCCAAAGAGTGCTCACCCATCATGCGCCCAGCTATGGTTGACGGACAGCCCAAGTACATACTTGTGCTTCACCCGGCAGCGGTGCGCGGTCTTCGTTCAGAGACCGGCACTGTGGGTTGGACCGAGATTGCATCTCGTGCCGCTACTCGGGGTCCCACAAACCCCATCTACACGGGCGCCCTTGGTGAGTACAACGGCGTCATCCTGCACGAGTCGCCGCGCATCCCCTACGACCCTACAGGCGGTGGTGCTCCGACCTGCCACAACGTCTTCCTCGGCGCAAACGCCGGGGTGGTAGCCTTCGGGAATGCGTACTCGTCCCTCGGGATCGACAACCCAATGAGGGTCGATTCGCTCGCGTCATGGTTCGAGCAGTCGGACGACTACGGCGAAGAGTACGGTTTCGCCGTTGGCCTCCTCTGGGGCATCAAGAAGATCCGCTTCGACATGGGCTCCGGCACCGCGACCGACTACGGTGTCATCGTGCTGGCCACTGACAACGTTCGTGCCATCTAGCTTCTAATCCACAACGGGCTCAACACAATGAGCCCAAAGGGGCAACACAATGCCTGTCAAGCTGACTCAACTCACGTTCTACTCCATGGAGCCGCGTTCCTTCTTCCTTCGGGGAAGCACTGATGCTCAGGCCGCCACGAACCCCCTGTACGTCAGCCTCATGTTCATCCGCAAGGGGACCGTGTTCATCGACGGTTGGGTAGACGTGAACACCGCGGCGGGTGCGGCCGGAACCAGCCTCGTCCAGTTCCGCAACACCAACGACACCGTCGAAGCGCAGACGCTGATCTCGTTCGACGGCAACGCAGCGGCCCTCACCAGGGGCCCTGCGACTTCGACCACACCCGCGACGGGCCCCTACTCTGCCGCCACTCTCGACGGCAGCGTGGGCATCAAGAAGGTCGGCACCGGTGCAGGTCTGGTCTTCTCTCTCAACCTGTTCCTGCTCCGACCCAACATGACCCCCTAGTAGCGCACTCCTAGGGAAGGGGTGGTCTCCAGAATTCGGGCTGGAGGCCACCCCACTCGACATTCTTCAATAGTCTGTCAGGGCCAATGTGAGCACACCAGTTACAGTCCTCCAGTCGCGCATCGCAGCACTTCTTGGTCAAAGTGTGGGCGACGAAAACCTCGACACCAACTCTCTTCTTGCCGACATAAATCAAGTTTATCGGTTCGACATCCCAGACCTCATTCGCTCTGGGCGCTTTACCGCGAAGATCGCCGTCGTCGTCACCGTAGGCAGTGGCCGCATCGA